GGTCCGGGGTCGGCGTTGGCTTCTACTTGTAAAATTCTTCGATCGACTTCATATCTACGTGACTCCCAAGGACGCCACGTATCTTCGGTCATTGCAATATTATTATTTGTGGATTCAAGCTCCAAAATTTGCAAACTAGCTGCCGAAGGCGCATTTCCTGAGTCATTTCTGGCGTATTTTGCGCGAATATGATTGTTGTTTAGTGTGGCTTCTACAAAAAATCGAATGCTTTCGATAATTTCGGTAAGCGAACCACCGGGCGATGTAACTCTCAGGTCGGAATCTTGTGGAAGATATAACAGTTTATCCACTCCAATCTCTACACGAGATGCATCGTCGATATTTGTGAGGTACTTAATCCCCATCGCTCCATATCTAGTACAAAGTTGCAGCTCATGCATGGCCACTGAGGTAGCCAAATCACATGTTACGACATCCATTGCACCACTTCCCGCGTAAAAATCTCGTATAGGCGGGTAGCGATGGCAAAAGGTAATCGGCAATACACCATAAGGGTTGCGATCTTGCTCATTAACAGATATTTTTTCTCCATGTTGGTCCACCAAATAGTGCATTCCGGCTCCAGCTGGTGTATCTTTAGTCCACACCGCGTGAACTGGAGTGTCCAGCCGTGCATTGCCTTGGTATTCTATCGGATATGTTACTCCAACTGGTTCATCACGGCTATCCCCCGCTACAAAAAGCGGAGTAAAATGACTTAGCACTTGATATTTTACTTTTCCAACGTTTTCATCCCAGTAACTGCGAAATGCCATTGTGCCAAGTAAAAACGTCAAACGCTCTAACAAACGTCGCTGTGCCTGTAAGTTTGCTAGATCTACTAATTCTTTGTAGCGATCATTGACACGTAATCGAGGTGAGCGCTTGTAGGTCATTGCAATCAGCGATGCTACGCGCTTCGTAATATTTCCTTGCATGATGGGGACTTGACGGAGTGTTTCTCGACTAAAATAATCCCCAACATAGTGGTCGATGTTTATACCTTCGTAAAAATCAAGCATAAAGTCGCGCTCTTTTGTGCGCTCATCTTCAATGTAACCTAAATGCTCTTTGAGAGACTCTTGAATTGCGTTTTCAGATAGACTTTGTAATATTACCACTCGATTATGCCAGCTGTTCTACTTTTAATAGGAAATAAGTTTACAAGAATAAATCCCAAACAATCGTTTATGTGGTCATTCACACCATCTTTAAGTGGGACTTCGCGTAGTTGCTGGTCTTCCTTGTGTGTCGGATAGCGATAGTTTTCATAACTACTGATCGATTTCTTGCAACGTTCAGCTACAAAAAAATGTGTGTCGCCATTGGCATCTTCAAACCAGCGTCGCATATGACTAATGCGATTGACCACATCACGGCTCTGCTTGTCCTTTCTACTGCGGATCCGGATTCCGTATTGGCGGGCAAACACTTGAAAATCTGAAATTCCTGTCTGAAGATTAGAACCCGCTCCCGCTGGGTCGCCAAAATACGCAGTTATTGGATATGGCAATCCTTTAATCAGTTTAGCCAGATCTTCCGTTTTGCTGTTTTCTAAGAATATTTCGTCTATCTGGTACAGATCTGATAGCCTGTCGGGGTAGTTTTTACACTGGAGTACCACTGCACAGGATGTCCTGTAACCAAAATCAATTCCCACATAGGTGGGTAGCTCCGGGTTGTACTTGAGTCTTTTTTTAACTTGGGTAAAGCGATCGAAGTTGAATACAGCTCCCGCAAATGAGACAAATTCAGCTCCGATTTCTTGTAGAAATGTTTCACGAGTTAATGTCCTTTTTAGTTGTTCAATGTCATCTTTAAAAAATGGCGACTCCCAGCTAGGTACTTGCCAGCTTTCCCAATCTGGGTGCTTTTTGCTTTGCCCCATTTCGTATAGTTTATAAAAATAATTGTAGGATCTGGGAGTAGAGCAGAATAACGCCCAACCTTGCCTATCTGCTAAGGTAGGCCTTAAAAACATTTCATATGTCTGACGGCTGATTAAGGCCATCTCATCTATAACTAAGTAATCGATACCTTCACCGATCAAACTCTCAGGTGAATCCGCAGATTTTACTGCTAATTCTGAGTTTAGACCGGATAGGCGCATAAAGTATAAGTCGCCATTGACTTCCTTTTTGCTTTCTAGTGGTAGTTTTAGTTCACGAATAACAATTCGCTTGACCTCTCTAGCTACTTTTTGACCCAGATTGTAACTAGGAGCTACAATCCAGCCACGCGTGTTGGGTGTTAAGAGCCAAGGTATGATTTCATGGGCCGCTAAATATGATTTGCCACTACGTCTGCCAAGATTTGCGACGCGAAATCTTTTTTTACTATTATGTATTCGCCGTTGGTGTGGTGTCGGGTGATACCCCAAGAGCTGCCAGAGCTTCTCTCTGTTGATTATCTGCTTGATCAATTGGATTATCCTCAAAGCCGCACTCTTTGAGTACGCTTTCGATGTTTCCAGTTAGGTCTACTGCGGTCTTGTCGCTCATGCCAAGAAAATTTTTAGCAAGGAAGATGCTCGCACTGGTGTTTTGGTCCTCAAGGCTCATTTTTATTAAATTTTTTCTCAAAGAAAGCTTGAGTTCTTCTCTTCCGCCTTCGTATTCTGCGCGGAATCGCTTGCGTATTACGCTTTCGCTGCACTGGTAGTATTTACCAATGTCGTTGTAGGAGCAACCAAAGCTCGCAAGCATGCGAACCTTCTCTCCATCTATATCGTATTTAACACCCATCATTATTACCATCGTTAGTTGACATAAACGCCTTGTTGCACTTGGCAAGGCATCGTCGCCAGTATGTTTTGGCACTGGATACGCTGATCTCCAATGCGTCTGCAATTACAGGAAAGGTGTGTTGCAGTGTGCGTAGCTCAAATACAGCTAACTCACGTTCACTAAGCTTGTCATAAATGTCGTGAGCGCTGATCTGTAACCAGCGATCCTCTGGCGGGATTAGGCCACTGCGAAAAACTGCAAGTTTGGCGGCGTATTCTTCGCTTTGAACTATAGCATCTGATAGTATGTCGGCATCCGCATCTGATAAGTTATGCCATTGTTTGTCCATACAAGCTACAGAAAATACACACGGCAAGTGTTGACAAAAAAGGCTAAAAAAAAATTTATGAGACACTAGCACGAATGGGTTGCGCTGGCCTTAGTGTACCGCAAAAAAAGTGTAACAATATAAGACGGTGGATAGTTTATCCAAGGGTCTCCCGACGTGAAATTCTTAGCTGGTTGCAAATGGTTGCAAATTATTGCAAGCGGACCGGGTCCGCCGTTCTAATTCTTTTTGATTTGGTCGGCGCCGTGTTGTTGTTGTTTTGGGTGTTGACAAATAAACAACAATACTATACATTTAAGCAACAAATAACTATAAAAGGATAGACATGAAAAAAACATATTACATACTAGCAATTAACTACGGTTACGGTTACGGCGTGGAATTTGGCGCGTATTCAATAAATGAAATATTAGACTTTAAATATGATGTATTGAAGGAATGTGAATTACCGCTACCATTAACGAAGACCATTAAAACAATTGATGACCAGCGCGCGATTAACGCAGCTATTAACAAACTAAATAAAAAAGGATAGACATGAAAACAATACAAATGGACGCGCCTAAATGGCGCACGGTCTTACAATGGATGGCCGCAATAATAGACACGCACTCAAAAGTGAGTTTTAACCGTGAAAACGTAAACGGTCAAATACCTTCTAAGGGCGTTTACAATGTATTAGAAGACATGGCCAAAGCTGCGGACGCTGCGAAGGAATTACAGGAAGAAAACCAGCGTTTAAAAGCAAAATTAAATATGCTGGTCAAGTTTGAATTACAATTAAAAAATAAAGGATAGACATGAAAACACGGAAGACAACAAACCAAACCATGAACCGCGCATTCATCACCGCGCAGTTAACAACGATAGCACGCGATAACTTCAAACCCGCGGCGATCATACAACCATTATTAAACATCATCGCCCGCGCTTATGAGATCAAAAAACCGGCGTGGGAAGCTGGCGCAGTTAAAATACTAGACTGGCTTAAAGCACCAATTAAAGACGCGATCATTACGCCGTTTTCGATGTTCGCATTTAAAAACGCTAAGCTTCCTTTTTTAAGCTGGTCAACTTTACCCGGTTTCAATTGTCCCGGCGCGCTAGAATGTTGGTTAGCTGCTAAGGGTTTTTGTTATAGTCTTAAGGCGTGGCGCTACCCGGCGCCATTGTTTAGGCAGCTACAAAATACGCTAATAGAGCGCTCACCAGCTTACCGCGGATTGATACACGCTGAATTAAAAAACTTGCTGAATACGCGTAAATTTCGCGGCCAGAATGTACCGTTTAGATTATACGTAGATGGTGATTTTAGCAGCTTGCAAAGTTTGCGTTTTTGGATGGATACGCTAAAGAAGTTTCCACAGCTAAAAGCGTACGGATATAGCAAGTCTTTGCACCTATTTAAAGAGTTAGACGAAACCGGATATACATGGCCAGCAAACTACGCGCTCAATTTATCCAGCGGCGGCATGTATCAAAACGGCCCGGTTTTTGATTATGTTAGTAAAATGCATATAACACGCGGCGAGTTTATCGCGGTCAACACAACAAAAGACACGCTCAAAGCATGGAAAAAAAACGCATTAACGCCGCAAATGCGCCGCGATATAAAGCAGCAAGTAAATTCAAAAAAGACGTTCATATGTCCGGGTAAGTGCGGGGAATGTACGCTTATTAAAGAAAACCCGCACGCGTGCGGTAACATAGAGCGTTTTAAAGACGTTAAAATATTAATACCAATTCATTAAAAAGGTTAGAACATGAAAAAAGATAAAAAAACATTTAACAATTATTACGAAGTTATTGAAGTAACAAACAATTGGCTGCGCAGTTTAAAACGCTTTAAAAAATTAAATAGCTGGCTGGTATGTAATGGTATTTTATACAGTGTTTTAGGTATGATTTACGGCGTTTCACCATCTAAAAAAGCGGCTAGAAGTTTACTGCTAGAAGCTGTTAAACATTTTGAGCAAGAAAATCAGCTTAACAACTAAATGAAAATAGTACTCTATTTAATAGAGCTTAAATGGCTGTTCTACATTGCGTATTTTGCCGCGCTGTTTTGGTACGTTAACAAAAAATACCCGCTTAAAGAATAGCAAAAAAGACCCGGTTTGCGCCGGGTTTTTTTTATGCATATAAACACCCGCTGCGCTGGTAGTTCGCGCCGTATTCACTCAATAAGACACTATAAAAAACATTATAACCGTAAACATTCCGTAAAATGGCCACAAAACGCCGTTTTTACGCATGAATTCCCCCCGGCGATATATGCGCCGCCCCTCGATAAAATACGCGTTTTTTGGTGCTATATAGTACCAGATACTAGGATTTGATGCGCTGTTTTGACCTAGCTCGCTTTGCTTGCTTCCGGATCCGTGCCGAGCTTGCTAAAATATGGCCTGTTTTCGCGTGTTTTTTGGCCTTGCTTTGGGTTTGCTTTGACTGCGTTTTTTCGCTGATTTTTGGCGTGTTTTTGTGCTGGTTTTTTGGGTGTCTCAAAATGTTACTTCAGATGTTTCGATTTTTGCTTTTTGGGTCCATTTTTGGTCCAAAACCTTTTCCGG